ATCATCTCACCATAGGTCAGGCTGCGGATTAGTGAGGCAATCTGGTCAAGGCGGCTGATGCTGGTTCCCGGAAATGGGAATTTTTCGTGAATGAAGTCCTTCCACTCATCGGGATTGAATGAAAGTCGATCGCCTCGAGTCGCACTCTCGGGGCTGGTATCAGGTCTACGTGCGTTGCTGGCAGGTGGCATCACCTCGCTTTCGGTTCGTGGCTCAAGGATAGGATCGCGGAGGCGCGAAAACATCTCATCGACGGCCTCCACGTGATTATGTGGCCGCGCATCGAAAACGACCTCTCGCGTGTCTTTCTCGCGGGGTTTGCGGGAGAGGAGGTTCATGGCGCACACCTCATGTCATGATAGGCCGCGACGGCACCGCACCGCGAGCATGTCGTGCTATGGAGGCATTCATCGTCGCTGACATGCGCGGGGCCGTCCCAAATATGCTGGCATGGCCCATCAGGGCAGGCGCAAAAGCATTCGCCGGAATGCGACGCATGAACGCGAGTCGCCGCAGGGTCCCATCCCTGTTCCGCACAAATCTTAGCGATAGATGCGGCAATCGAGGCGTCGCGCTTGCGCTTCAATTCCTCGAATTCAGCATCAGTTGGGCGCGGTTTCATCTATCTCTCCTCATAATCCCGTCCCCCTCCCGGAGTTTCTCGGGGTTAGGCCCCCGGGCGCCGGGAGGGGGTTCTCCTCCTCCACTCGGAGGGGCGCGGGGATGAGCGGAGGAGAAGCTGAATTCAATCTTTGTTCATGAATCTTCGCCGCGATCTTCGCCAGCGTTGCCATGATCGAAGGGCTGGATTCATGAGCGATGATGTAGATGTCCGCGGCTTCTTCGATATCGTCGTCGGTGACGTATTGTTCGGGGCGGCAGTAGGCGTTCATGATTGCTGATCCTTCGCAAAGAAGATTTCAGTTCTCAGAGAGGCAAAGTTTCTAGTATCGACTTGCACTGCGTCGATTTCCTCGTTCGTTTCTTCCTCCAAATCGATGAGGATTTTTTGAATGGAGCGCTCGGCTGCTCTCCGTTGTTCGTCGCTCATCGCTCAAACCTCCGCGTAATCTGCCGCCTTCGGCCATTTCGTCAGGATGATCTTGCTTTGGATGCTTCGTATGTCACGGACAGGCTGGTCGAGTTCAGCCAGAAGCATGCCATGATCATTGAGGATGCCGAGGGCATTGCAGGTCGTATCCAACGTCTGAAGGCGAAGTATCAACTCGCGAATAGCCACTCGGATATCCATGCTCGCTTGGCCGGCTTGATTGAGGAGATCGGTACTCATGAGCGATTCTCTGCTTTGGCAATGGCGGCGTTAGCTTTAGCTGCGAGGGCCTTATAGGTGCGTCTTTCGGCTTCGGTAAAATCGGCTTCCTCGCACCCGTCTGCTAATTCCGTGCAATCGGCTTCAATCGCCTTCAGCGCTTCCAGCAGATCAGGCGCGGAGGCTATGAGAGGGCCGGCGCCCCTTGCGAGATAAGTTGTGCTTATCAGCGCTACGCCGCGCTCCTCGCTGTCGAATACCTCGCCGCTTTTTAGGTGCCATCTATCGCTCATTCCGGCCTCCTATTCGGAAACTGTGCCATTGTCTGCCGATGCGTTTGCAATGGCGGCGCGGGCTTCTTTCAAAAACCATTGGCGGTCGCTTTCCCACGTCCCATCGTCTTGGCTTTGGAGGACATTGCGTACAATGCGCAGCAACGCAGGCGCGGCGCGATGCAGCGGCGTTTCAGGAATCCATGCTTGGCCTCTGATAGTGACGCGAGCAAACTTACCGGCGACAGCATCCTCAAGAGCAGCGATAATCTCTGGGCCTGCTTTGCTCATGAGCGATTCTCTACCTTGGCGATGGCGGCTTTTGCTTTCTGCAGCGAGAACGGCATATGATGGCTGGGGTTGGCCATTTGCTTTTCTGCATCCTCGATAAGATCGCCAAGCGCTTCCAGCAGATCGGGCGCGGCAGCTATGAGGCGGGCGTTGGCTTTCGATCTCTCGCCGCAGCCAGTAACGGCCGGAGCAAGGTCCCACTCATCGTCTGTCACATAAATGAGCACTGGTTGGAAATTTGGTGTACCGTCGACCATGCGGCAAAGTTCGCGCTTCGCTTCGTCGCGATCGGCGATTTCCTGTTCGAATACGCGCCAGGGTCCTGGAGTATATTCGCTCATTCCGGCCTCCTATTCGGAAACTGTGCCATTGTCTGGCGATGCTTTTGAGATGGCGGCGCTAGCTTTATGGCCCACGATGATAAAACCAATAATTCCCATGGTTACAAGACTGATAGCGAACCAAAGTGGCATCGGCGTGCCTATGATCTCTTGCGCAATGCCTGCGCTACCAAAGCCTACAAGCGTTGCAAATGACCCGGTCCATTGCATTATCTTCATCATTTCTCCCTCACGAATTCCGGCGGATAAAGCGCCGCCATTGTCTGGCGATGCTTTGCGCCTTTGCCGCTGATGCGAGGAACGACTTCGCCATTGAGCTTCTTGGAGATATTGTCGCGGCGACCGCCTGGAAGGGGAGTCGCACTTAAGCCAGGGCCAGTGATGCCCGTGTGCCAGCGATGCTTGCGGCGAACGCGTGCGGCCGTTGGCGTGACATACTCGACGTTATCCTTGATGTTGCAGCGGCGATGGCCGACGCCGACAACTGTCCCGCCTAATGCCTCTGGAATCGGATAGTGCGAGACGTGCCAGTCATCGCCGGGCAATACCTCGCCTGCACAGATATTGCAAAAGACATGGCCTTTGCCTTCAGCAAGGGCGGTTTCCCATATGGTTTCGCGATAGCGGGCGCGGGAGTTCATGGCGCCACCTTCAGTGAAGCAAGCCGCGATCGTCCGGCTGCAAAAATCTCTTTTGTGGCCCATCCAGTCTTTTCCATCATTCGACGCTGCTGACGCGAGAATTTCAGGAAAAATTTGCGGCAATCGAACTCGCGACAAATGGCCGGCGCGTGATCATGAATTGTACAGCCGGTCGGTCCCAAATAGATGCATTCATTCTTTTCGTTGCGCTTGAGTGCATAGACCGCCCGACCAGTCAGGGGATTAACGATGCGTTCGCATTCGTAATCCTCTGGCTTGTCGTCATGCTCCGGATGGAGGACGATCAAATCGTTCTGACAACAGAGGCGGCAACCATCGCAGGGGACGGTCGAGCGGAGTATCGGTTGAATATTGCTCACGTCGGCCCTCCGCATCTAAAAAGCTGCACATAGAACGCCACGGCGATCAGAAACGCGAGACTGATGATAATGATCGCCATGGCTGTTAATCCTCCAAATCTTCCAATGGATCGCCGCGCAAATCTCCTGGCAGTTCGAGCCGAAGATTATCGGCTGCGATGAACAGGTAGACGCCCGAATAATCGGAAAAACGTCGGCGAAGCAGCTCATCAAGGCTGTCGAAGCGATGATCGTCCTCGCTTTCGATAAGCTCGCCGATGGCCGACGAAAGCTCGTTGAGTAATCCGCTCACGCGATTTGCAAAACGCAGCGATTCGATTAGCAAATCGTCACGAGTTGTCGGAATGGCGGGAAACTCTCCGGGTTTCACGTCGGCCATGGCGGGTTACTCCTTACTGCTGAGCCACAGTCACGCGGCTGTTCGTGATATAGACGGGACCGCCGTTGGTCGTGATGCGTGTCGGCTTTGCGACGGTGGCGATGGGCCTTACAGGCGCTCGCGGGCCTGCATAGACCGGCGCCTCTGTGCGGGCGATACGATGGACGCCGAGATCGAGCGCTCCGGGATTGAAAGCCGCCGCAATGGCCGCATACCACGGGCTTGAATGCGCAACGTTATCGGCCGTCTGAAGACGGATAGTCGGCGTGTTTGTCGAACCGCCGTCATAGACGCCCTGATGGTCGTGGGAGTTGGTGACCTCGTCGAAGCTCTGGACCGGCGGGAAGGCTTGCCGATGGCGGATCGTCACCAGATGTTGCTTCTCGGCACTGTCACACCACTGCGAATGCGTGGCGTAATAGTCCTTGTCGAGATCGCAGCGGGCGGTGTCTTTGGCGTAGACGGCGGCATGGTGACGATAATGTCGGTGCGCGGCATCGGCGCCTCCGATGATGGCAATTACCAAAGTGGCAATCGTTCCAAAATAAACAGCCTTGCTGTCCATACTGATGGTTCTCCTGGTTATCGGCGGTTTCTGGTCGCCGTTCATTACGGGGCTGTCCCCGTAATGGGCTGCGATCAGCATCGCTTGCAGTTTATGATGCCATGTCTGGCGCACATGTTCGCGGGGCGCAGGGCACGGCGTTGTTCTGCTAGCCGGCGGATTTCTGCTCGCTCCTGCTCTGGAGTCATATCCGCAAGAGCGCCTTCATTTGCCAGCGCGCTAATTTCATCGAAGATATCGGCCATCTCCCCCTCCCTCACTTCCCCAGCGCGCCCCACAGCATCGCCACCAGCTGAGTATTGAAATCGACGCCATTCTTCATGGCCAAAGCGGCGATGGTTACCTTCTCCGATCGAAGCAAGCGCGTCGTGATGCGATGCGTCCGCGTTGGGCGGCGAGTGCGAGTCTGAGTCATTGGTCTTCCCCTTTTCTTCAGAGCGTATCGGCGAGGGGCCATCGGCCGCGCTCTAACTCGGCCCCGCTCACAACCGGGGGAATGAGCGGGGAGCGCTCTTGATCGTGAGGGTGGACAGCCCCTCGCCTTGAAAGGGACGTTACCAAATCGGCAACACGACCGTCAATAGAAATGTTGCCATGTCGGCAACAATTTTTATAGCCGAATGAAATGAGTCGTTTAGCGATGGAAGAGAAAGAGAATCAGGCGCCTGAGGGCGGCAAATCGCCGATATAGCGAGCTAGGCGTTCAAGGCTCTTCGGGTCTTTGATATGCTGTGCAGCCTTGTCGAGGCTAATCCGGTCTGGATGTCGCCAGAGATCAACCGGCTCAATCCCAAGTTTCTCGGCAATTTGCGCTATTTTCTGCGGATTAAGACGATTTGGCGCGTCTTGCCATCGCCACACAGTCTCGCGACGGACGCGCATTCGTTTCGCGAGTTCCTCATCGGAAACATTGAGCTTCACCATCCACTCATTGAGATAGACTGGACCACCCGACCGACGATGCGGCTGTCGTTTCCGAGGTGGTTGTTTTGGCGGCTTTTTCAGCTGTTTTACCATGATGGAAACAGTAACGTGGCCGCCAAACCGCGTCAGTTGCCGTGTCGGCAACAAAACGCTTGACGCAAACGTTGCCGATTTGGTAACGTCTACGCATGGCTCATCCGCTTAAAGCCTTCCGCGAAAGTCAGTCGCCTCCGCTTACGCAGACGGAGTTGGCCGACCTTTTGGGCGTCTCGCGCGCATCTGTCTCGCGGTGGGAATCCGGCGTGCGGAAGCCTGACGATGGCCTCTTGCAGACAATTACCGAGAAAACGGGGATTGATCCGGGCCAGTTGCGGCCCGACCTCGTGCGCGCCCTCCAGCCGCTGGAGGGCGCATGATCGGCTACGTCTATGCGATCAACGACCATGAAGGTCGTGTGAAGATCGGCTGGTCTAACAATCCCGTTAGACGCCTTTCTGAGATTAACGTGGTCCGCGCTACGCGCGCCTCGTTGTATGGCTTTGTAGCTGCTACCCGAGCGCAAGAAGCCGAGTTGCATGATCTACTTACTCCTTGGCATGTTTCCGGAGAGTGGTTTCGTCTTGAAGGGCCAGTTCTGGCATTTGTCGAGATGTTGCCAAAACCAAAACCAAAACCGGTTGTATCGTTTGGACCGGTTGCAGACGCGTTAAGGGCTGCCCGCGAACAGCTTGGCGAAACTCAAATCGAGTTCGCAAGGCGCTTCGGTGTTGCGCAAGGCGTCCTTTCCCGATGGGAAACAATGAACCGTCGGCCCCACGCGGCGGCAATGACACTTATCGAGCGGGTACTTACTGAATTGCCGGAGGCCGCCGAATGACCTCAGTGCGCCTCGCGCCGCCTCGCCGCATTATCCGGAACCGGCATGCCTACGATCGTGGCGCGTGCTTGTGCGACCATGGTCCCGACCGCGAGCCATTCCGCAAGGTCCATGATGACCTTCAGCACGACGACGTTGCCGTCTTCCTGGCGGCTGTACCAGATAGCGCGGATCGTACCGGCGCCGATCTTTTCAATTCTGCTTGGTCCGTTGACGAAAATCTCAGGCGCAGTACCGTTATCAATTGCCTCGGCAAAATCCATGATGTGTCTTCCTCCCGTCAATATTATGACGGTTCGATGTCGTTTTATCGCTCCCGTTGTCATAATTCTGTAACCTCCACGTTACTGTCAAGCATCTTAAGTATTAATCCGTCCGCTGCGCGACTTAGCGGCATTCAGTTTCATTCGGCCGATCGCACCTCGGCCGGAAGACGGCGGTCGCGTCCTTCAGCCCGCTCCGGGCCGGTGGCCGCCGTCACTCATCTTCCCGGCGTGGTGGTTCCTCCCCTGCGCCGGATGACTGCGGGCGGCAGGAGGTCCGTAAGTCCGGTCTACCCGGCCGTGTTGTGCCTGCCGCCCGCTTTTTCCTCATCGCTTCAAGATCGATCACATCGCCCGACGGCGGCGCCACCCGCGCATCGAGCAAACCAAGGAGACGCCGCCACTCGCTCTCTCGAAACTCGTTTCCGTCGCCGCTCTCCATAGACAGAGGCTAGCTATGGAGAATTGCATGTTCATAGAGAAGATGCGGCAATCGCTGCTCAGTATCGAGCGCATCAATCGCAACGATGGCAGCAATCAATTCGTGACGCGGCTTGGAATTGCGCGCTCGCTAAAAGTGTCCCTAGCGACCATCGAAAACATTATCCGCTTGAGGGTCAAGACCGTCAGTGCGGCTTTAGCCATCCAAATCAATCGTTTGCATATCTCAACAATAGAGGCTGAACGTGCCCGACTTGAAAACGAACGAGAACTCGCCATCCAGTTCAATCTTACTCTTGATCCGGATGAAATGGACAAGGTGGAAACTCTCCTGGAAGAGGCGCGCGCGCGTCTTCGCAAGCTGGCTCGGAAGGAGAGCGCGCGATGACTAGGCGCTCTCTCCTCAATCTGCTGACTGGCGGCTTCATTGTTGCGCAGTACCCGCCGCCGATCCGGTGGCCGCCGCGTCCGCCTCGGCCGCCGCCACGACCTCAGCCGCCGCCATCGCCCCCACCGCCGCCACGTCCGAATCCACCGCGGGATTACTACAGATGAGCGAGCCACATAACGAAGCCGCTAAAGCGGTCCTCTGGTGCTGCCATGTCCGCGGCCCCGACGATGTCCATGCGGCACCCGATTATGAAACTGCGCTCAAATGGGCGGATATGACCAATGCAATCAACTGGCGCGGGATCGGCGGCAAAATCGACCCTCCCGCCTCTTACGACGATTGCCTACTCAAGGCGGTACCGGCGCCATGGCCATGGTCTGCGGAAGCCCACGCGGAAAATATGCCGAAAAGTATCAACGACTTTGCGATTCCGGGGGCGGCCGAGAAGTGACCGATCCCTTCGCCTACTTCCCCCGTGAAAGGGACGGAGGTCTTCGTGACCGCGGCCCTATCAAGCGCCTCCCGGTTCATAAGATATGGGACGCGCTCGCGATGGGATGGGTACCCATCCCGCCCCGTTGGGTTGGTCCATACGAACTCGAAGTGATCTGGTGCCTTTGGATCGAATGCGCCTGCGGGCGGAAGATGCCGGTGCCGAGATGAAGAAGCGCAAACCTCTTCCCAACGGCGCCCGCGCCATCATGGGAAGCCGGAAGGAATCGAAGCGATCGCGCGAATTCTTTCCTACACCACCTTGGGCTACGCGAGCGCTCTTTGAGTATCCTTTGCGTCATCTGAAAGCTTACAGAGGAAAAACGCTCATCGCGAATGCTTTCGAGCCCGCTTGCGGTGAGGGTCATATCGCTGGAGTGCTGGAGGAATATTTCGATAACGTCACTGCAAGCGACGTTATCGATTACGGTTATCCGTCTCAATTTGTGGTGGATTTTCTGAAAGGTCGGCCGGCCGGTCCGCCTCCAGATTGGATCATCACCAATCCGCCTTTTGCGCAAGCCATTGAATTTACGCTTCGCGCGTTGGAGTTAGCCCGGCGCGGCATCGCGATGTTCGTGCGCGTGCAATTTCTCGAAACTATCGGCCGTTACGAACGGCTGTTCCGCGATAAACCACCGACGCTGATCGCCTTTTTTACTGAACGCGTCCCTATCCAGAAAGGCCGCTGGAAGCCACAAGGATCAACCGCTACCGCCTATTGCTGGTTGATATGGGAGAAAATCTCATATGGCCTCATCCATCCACCATATGCGCCATTCTGGATACCGCCCGGCTGCAAAGCGGCATTCACCAAACCAGATGATCGCGCGCGCTTTGCGGCTTGGTCTCTGCCGAAAGCATTGGAGGCCGCAGAATGATTCCCCTCAACCGAAAGGCAGGTGATGCGATCGAGAGGAATGAAACGTGTCAGCCGAGTGCTGGCACGCAAACAGATTCATCTTGCGAACACCGGCCTCTCTCGCCTCAGACACGGGAGAGGCCACTATGAAAATGAACGGCCACGCTGTCGAGATATGGCAGACTCCAATTGCGCCCATCCACGCCATGTATTGTCCCTGCTGCCCATGGGGAATCATGCGCATTACGTCTGACTTGACCAGTATCAAATGCCCGAGATGCGGGACGATCCTGCCGACCGGCTACGAAAGGCAGGAGGCCGCATGAATTCGTGGCCTCTGGAACGCGAAGAGTTGCTGAGAAAGCTTTGGGCTGATCGCCTCACCGTGCTGCAAATAAGTCAGCGCTTTGGCTGCACGAAGAATTCCATCCATGGAAAACTCACTCGATTGGGGTTAATCGCGAAAAAGGAAATGCCCACCAAAAGGGAAGCGCCGCTACCGCGAGCGAAGTTCAATCCATCCTTTAAGAAGCCTGGCGGCGTGCCGGGGCGTCGACCCGATACTGTGTTCGGGCAACCCAACACGATCAAGGCATGGAAGCCGCCGTCTCTTACTCCTGAGCAAAAGAGAATCGTCCTTGATGGCGAGCGAAGCACGGGCGTTCCGTTGAACGACTCCGTCATGGAGATCGTAGGGCATGGCAAACAAGCCACCCTCCGATGGAGCGGAGGACTTCAGCCGGGCCAATGCAAATGGGTCATCAACGCTCAAGAACGCGGAGGGGAATATCTCTTCTGCGGAGAGAAAGCCTTGAGCGGCTGCGTCTATTGCGGAGAGCATGAGCGAAGGGCATGTGCATGACGATTTTGCGCGTCGCATTCTGGGGTTTGTCCATCCGCGACGTGAGCCGCTTCGGCTGGCGATGGCGCATCCATATGGGGCCGTGGTGCATATATGTTGGACGAAGCGGAACGCCAAGCGAAAGACGGGCAGGAGAGGCGGGATGAATAATGGAGGGCATCCCGCATGACTTGGATTTAGCGGCGCGCTGCGCCTTCTCGCATCGCGTCTTTCGGCAACACGAGGCGTCGCCACGCACCGCACCGCGCCGCGTCGCGACTCGGCGCTTCGCTTCTCAACGTAACGCAACCAGGAAAAGGACCTACATGAAAACAGTTGTTGCCCATCTCAAAAGCATTTCGCCTTATTCGCAGAGCAAACATTATGTCGTGGAAAAGCTCCAAGGCGAATCGCCCGACGATCATTATCGCCGCACATGGCGTAATCACATGCATTCCGATAAGGAAGGCATGACGTTCATCCCGCCCGGCGCTTTCAAGAACTGCCTCTCGGAGGCTGCTAAATTCATGTCAATCAGTATCCCCGGTAAGGGAAAAGCGACCTATACTAAGAATTTCGAAGCCGGTGTCCTCGCCCTGAAACCCATGATGCTTGGAATTCATCGCGATCAGGTCGAATGCGAATCGCTGTTTCTGCCCTCCGACGGGCGCCGCGGCGGCCCCAAACGCGTCGACAAGTACTATCCGTTTTTCCCTGAGTGGGAAGGTCCTGTCGAATTCCATGTCGTGGATGAGACAGTATTGCAGACCATGGCTTCGGATAAGAACAAAACGATCTTTGAGCATGTCCTTGAAGGTGGCGGCCAGTTTATCGGTATCGGTCGCTTTCGTCCTCGGATGAATGGTTGGTATGGCCGATACAAGATCAAAGACTTCGCGATCATGGAGGCTTGATGTGACTATCGCGACGCGGCATTACGCGATGCCCCGCTTTGTGCCACGACGCGTCGCCTTGCAACGCAACGTCCTCCATTGGATTCATTCTGTGGCGCTTCGCCCGGCCCCGCGGCGTAGTGCAATGCCGCGCAACACACCGCACTGTATCGCTACGCATCGTCTACCAAGCTCGAAGCGATCCAAAGGGATCGTTTCAGGGTTGGGTGACCAACCGTCACGTCACGCGTTGCGATTTAATGCAACACGGCGCATTGCGGCGCAACGTTACACTGCGCTGCGCATTTCACTGCTGCGCTTCGCTGCGCTATACCGCGCTGCGCATCTCAACGCCACGGTTCATTTGGCACTTTTACAGCGCGCTACATCACGTGTCGCGCGGCGTCGCGACGCATCGCTGCTCGCAACGTACTTACCGCACCCCGCTGCGCATCACGCCACAACACCGCGCTCGGCGGCGCAAGGCTCCGCACCATATCGCAACGCCACGGTTTATTTAGCACTTTTTACCTCGCGCCTCAGCGCACTGCGTTACGGCTTGGCGCTTCGCCTCGCGACGTAACGCTCCGCAACGTCCCTAAAAGGATAACCCTATGTTGAAACCGCCAGACTTCAAACAATCCCGCGAAACTCAGATCATCTATGAACTGTTCCGCGAGCTGCCGAACCGTGATGATCCGCTTATCACGCACCGCGAGCTTTGCGAAGCAACCAACAAGCGCATCGAAGATATTCGCGGCGCAATTGCCACAGCAAAGAACCGCGCGCTCAACAGCGACGGCCTCGTGATCGATAACGATCGCAGCATCGGCTACCGGCTACGCAAGGGCGACCAAATCACAAAGATTGCCGAGAGGGGCTCCGAGAAAGCCCGCAAGATCGTCCGCACCAGCAAAAAGAAGATCGGCTGTGTCGACCGCACGAAGCTGACGGTCGAAGAGACTGCGCGATATTTCGTCGTTAAGACCGTGCTTGAGTTGCAGGAACTGCCTTCCCGGCCGCGCACCAAAGGCAATGTCCAACAGATGATCCTGCGCAAGCACAACGAACTGGACGAACAGGAAATGCTCGAAGCCATCAAAGAGGCTTTGATCAAGAAGAAGTAACGCCCCGCTTGGCGTCACAACGCCGCGTGTTGCAACTCCGCTCCGCGCCTCACACCGCAACGCCAGTAGAACAAGAAAATGAGCGTCGAAGCCCTCACCTGGGTATTTGCCCAGGACATCCCTAGCCGCGCGAAGACGGTCCTCTTGGCTATGGCCAACCATGCGGACCCGATTACGGGTCATTGCTATTTGAAGATATCGACGCTCATGCAAAAGTCGTCATGCTCTCGCCGGTCGACATTCAGCTTCATCGGCCTTCTGCGGCATAACGGCTTCATTGATCAGCGCCAGGTCATCAAGGACGACGGCACCAAAGCCAGCGATTATTGGCTGCTTTACGATCGCGTCGCATCCAAATGGATTAGCCAGCCGGGAAAAGAGAATCCGGACGAAATAGAAGAATATTCCCCGGATGAGGTAATTGAGGATGACCACGAGGGTATCAGTGCAAGCAGCGCACCCCCCCTGGACCCTGTGGAAAATGCACCTCCCGAACGTGCCGTTGCACCCCCTCAAACAGATTCTCGCACCCCCATATATGATCCGTCTGATTCTAACCGGAGTCCTGAGTTAATTGAAGGGCCAGCATTCAAAGCCCAAGCGCCGCAGGAATTTTCTTCCAAGGCAAAGGCGGCCGAGCTGGCAAGGCTCAAAGCTGCCGAAGAAGCAAGAAAACCGAAGCGCGTTCCAGTCATCGAGGGCTGCGAAGCGTGGAAGGCCCATGTCCGAAACGGACATCCGCCGACCCTGACGACGAACATCGAATTCAACGGTAAACGCTACCGTGGTTGGTATTTCCCGTCATATTTCCCATTGCCCAAATCCACCGGCCCCCCCGATTCTGACCTCATGAGCCCAGAAGACCGCGAAGAATTGGCAAAAAAATGGGGTTAAGACATGGTCGAGCGCTGGCACATTGCGATGATGGAACCCTACGCGACAGGGCTCAGCGAGCGAGACGACGGCTGGGACGCGAACGCTTGCCGCATTTTACGAAAGCGTGGCTATGAGGTTTATTATCCAGCCATCCCCAAAAAGACGCACACGACGCATCGGGTCATGCGCACCATCATGCGCCCGATGTTTCCGGGTTATCTGTTCGTCAACGAATCGGCCATTGGGTGGGATTGGCTGCGCACTACGCCGGGAATTCGAACCTATGGCAGCCTGTTGATAGATTCGGCCACGGCCAGGCTTGCGGTGCTGCCGCCGGGGGAGATCGACCGCATTGCGGAGGCCGAAAGGCGGTTGATTCATCAAATACTTAATCCGCCTCCGCGCGAGCTGCCCTATGAGGTAGGCGAGACCGTACGTGTGACTGGTGGCGCCTTCGCCGGCTTTTATGCAAATATCGAGACCCTTGACGACGAAGAAAGAATAGCGTTACTTATGGACATCTTCGGACGCCAGACTCGCATTTTTGCATCTCACGAGCATCTTGCAGCCATCGGTTAGATAATCGAGGGTGTGCGGCGCGTCCGAACTCAACAATTCCCCCTGACAGCATGAAGGCTTTGCGCCCCGGCCCGTCAGACAGGCCCCGCCTCATCAGCGGGGCTTTTTATTGAGAGGACATTCCGCCCATGGTCTGTCCTCTGACTTCGCATACTCCTCCCTTGACTTAAGACCCTCCCGATTCTGACGGGAGGGTCTTTTAGTTAGGAGGGCCCGCATGTGAAGTCATTGATCTTATTTGTGGTAATAGCGTCCGCGGCTTGTTTGGGGGGTAAAGGGGCCCAAGCCCAATACTGGTATCCGCGTCACGGATATGCTTGGTATCCCAGCTATTACGGCGGCGGCTACTACCGGGCACCTTTCTACGGTGGCGGCCTGCCTTACCGCGGCTACAACGGCTATCATATGGCGGATCGTTCGATGTATCGCGCGCCGGCATATCGGCCGCCCGTTCGCTACCAATGGTACGGCGGCAACAGTCGCGCATATCTTGGCGGCAGAGGCGGCGGTTGGGGCGGGGAATGGTGAGGTTATTTTGAGCAAAGACATCGGCATTCTGGTTCCGTTGCCACCTGACGTAAAAGCGTGGGCTGAAGCTCAGGCAGAGGATATCGGGCTCAATGCTGCCAACGTCGGTGTCTGGATTAGAATGCTTGTGCACCGCGAGTGGAAGCGATGTAATGCTCCGAAGATTTCCAAGGCAGAATATGAGGCCGTATCAGTCTTTCCGTCTCTTTTGGCGAATACGGCAACCACCGACGACGACGCATGGCGCGGTCCTGTCGACGACGAACAAGGCGATGCCGTATCCACTGTCGATGTTGACGCCATCATTGCTGCGCGTGTTGCCGAAGCGTCATCCGCTGGCTTGACCGATCCAGCTCCTCAGCCATATGAGGCGTTCGGGCCGCCGGCTCCCGCCGCAACGAGCGGCAATGTCCGTTCGCTCCGTCGGCCACCGCCGCAGTTCGCCGCAGTATCGCAGCCAAACCATTTAAGGAATCTTTGAGTCCAAATGAGTCCCTATGAGTCCGGAAACAAATCCTAGCGAGATTCCAGAGAAGGAACCTCTGAACAGAAAGCAGATTGCGTTCGCGGAGCGCCTTGGAATCGCGTGGGCTGAAGGCAAGCGGAACTTCGAAGACATCTACGAAGAGGTCGGCTACAAGCGCCACCGCGGCAACAGCGCTCGTCTCGCTTCCGATCCACGTGTGATCGAGATTGCGCAGCGCGCCTGCGCTGAAGCCAACCGCCTCAACGGCCTCTACATCGGCTATCTGCAAGCCAAAGCCTTGAGCATGCTGGAGGCAAACGCCCTAGTCATTCACCAGACGATTGCTACGTCCAAAAATTCACCATCTCTGACGCCCGAGGAGCAAGCGCATCTCGAAGCCGTCACCTGGCCGCTCTCGAAGTTCAAGATCGACAAGGATGGCGTGATCAGCGTCGAGTTGCCCGACAAGAAGGGCGTCATTGAGATGCTTGCCAAGATGCTTGGCAATATGCCCGACGAGACTGCCGAGGCGATTACTGGTCTTGGCGACAGGCTAGATCGTGCCCTTAGCCGCACCAGCCAAGCGGCTTAGCATCGAACACAGGCTGATCCAAGCAGCCAAGGAATGCGCGCTCGATCCTCTGCTTTTTGTTCAGAGAGCCTACCCGTGGGGTGAGAAGGGCACCTTCCTGGAGCACCATCCCGGTCCCGATATTTGGCAGGCGGAAATCCTCGGAGATATCCGCGATCGATTAGCGGCGCGTGCGGCAGGCACGGATAAAACGCCGATCAGAATAGCCGTTGCCGGCGGGGTCGGTCCTGGAAAGTCAGCAATGTCGGCTTGGTTGGTCGATTGGGGCCTCACCACGATGACCGACACCCGCATTCGGGTGACGGCCAATACAGGCCCACAGATCACTACGGCTACCTGGCCAGAGATCATGAAGTGGCGCCGGGCTTCGCTTTGGGCGCATTGGTTTGAGCCAGGCAATCGGCAGATCAAGTCAACCGATCCCACGCACCGCGATAGCTGGCGCTGCGATGCCATCACCTGGGACGAGCACCAACCGGAAGCCTTCGCCGGATTTCACAATGCAGGCCGCCGCATCATCTACTTGTTCGACGAGTCCGCCGGCATCGCGACCTCAATCTGCACTGAGTCCGAGGGCATTCTTTCTGGCGCCGAAGATACCGAGATCATCTGGCTCTTGCTCGGCAACCCAACGAGGACTGATGGCTATTTCAGGACATGCTTTGCCGGTGGCAAGAACGCTCATCTTTGGAAAAGTTATCACATTGATACCCGCACTGCGCGGATGTCCGATAAGGCTCAGATTGCCGAGTGGATCACCAGCTACGGTATTGACAGTGATTTCGTCAGGGTTCGTGTCCTCTCGCAATTCCCTCGCGCTGGCTCGACCCAGTTTATCGGCGATGACTTGGTCGCGGGGGCAACCGATCCAAGCCGCGAATGCGAGGTAACCCTATATGACTCATTGGTCATGGGAGTGGACGTTGCTCGGTTCGGCGATGACCAATCCGTCATCCGCTTTCGCCGAGGCCGAGATGCGCGCAGCATTAAGCCGATCAAGTTTCGAAACATCGACACAATGCAGCTTGCGGCTCGGGTGGCTGAAGCCCACGAGCGATATAAGCCTGACACAATATTCATCGATGCTGGTGGGGCGGGAGCGGGCGTCGTCGATCGCTGCAACTTTCTTAGACTGCCCGTCCTGGGCATAGAGTTCGGCAGCGCCGCCGATGGCGACATGCAAAGCCCCAACTCAGGTATCCGCTATCTCAACAAGCGGGCCGAGATGTGGGGCCGGATGCGCGATTGGCTGCCGTTCGGCATAATCGACAACGATCCGGAGCTGTTGGCCGATCTTCCTGCCGTACAGTACGGCTATGCGTCGAAGTCCGGTCGCGAGGGCATCATCCTCGAAAAGAAAGAGGACATGAAGAAGCGCGGTCTTTCGTCTCCCGACAATGGCGATGCACTGGCCCTGACGTTCGCGCATCCGGTTGCCGCTTCCGATCAGCGCTGGAAATATGCGCATCAGCGCGACGGTGGTTCGCATGAGTCGAACTACGATCCTTTGAGGTACTGAAAATGGCGAAACGCAACCGCAAGAAAATCGGTAGGCTTCGGTATTCTATGGCCGAGGAGTTCTCAGAATTTATCGAAATATTCAATCGTAAAGCATTGCTTCACAGGGCGTTTGTTGATGATGGGGCCATCGGCTACTGATGACCGAAACCCGTGCTCTCTATCGACCCGGCCGTATTCCTCCCCCGGTGGCGGCTGGGAAGAACCTTCCGCGCGGTCATTCAGCCGACAGCTTGGCCGCGCGGGAGGCCATCGGTACAGCGATGACCGATCCGACGTTCGATACGGTTGTATGGAAGCCGATGCACGCTTCAGATGAAGAATACGACCAGATGGTCGAGGAGCGCATGCGCAACATGACGCTGACCGAACGCATCGAGATTGAGATCGAGCTGACGAAGCGATTTCGCACTGCGCATTCGTATGACTACGATCCGCTGAGGTATTGATGGGCATCTTCTCTGCTCCCTCCATCCCCACACCGCCGCCGCCTCCGCCGATCCCTCCGGCGGCCAATCCTCCGATCTATGCAAGCGGCGCAACCTATGCGAGCCAAGCGGCGGCGCGCTTGCGAGGCGGCAAGCCGATGGCTGGGACTGACCTGACCGGCGGCCAAGGGGCCGCAAAGGCAGATACGACCGATCCGGAGTTGGTGTCCGGGCTCGACAAGAAGGCCGTCGCGTCGCTGGCGGGAAATACCTAAATGCTCGACACCAGCGCGCTTGCCCGCCGTTCGGGCGACGACCTCCTTGCGCACTACGAGCTAGCCAGCGCCTCGCTTCTCGCGCAGGCGCCAGCTCTCGCCAAACAGAAATGGTACGAGGAAAGCCACGGCTGGGAAGAGCTGCGCCTTCAGCTTGAGCAGCGGCTTTATGGTTTGCGGACTTGGAGACTGTCGTGGTGGGAACATTGGGCGAAGCTTGCCGAAGCGATTTTGCCTCGGAGATACCACTGGCTTATTGTGCCAAACACTATGTCGCGCGGCTTGGCTATAAACCAGGCGATAAAAGACCCGACTGGTTCACAGGCCGTCGGTGTTTGCGTTGCGGGCATGCGCTCTGGCCTGATGTCGTCGAGCAGGCCGTGGTTCAAGACGAAGCCGAGCCTCCGCAACTTCAAGCCAGACCGTGAAGCGCAACTGTGGTTTGAAGACACCGACGATCGCGTATATCGCGTTCTCTCCAGTAGTAATTATTATAAGGCGGGATCGCAGATGTTCGAAGACCTCGTGGTCTTCGGCACCGCTCCTAAGCTTATGTACGAAGATCGCGAGAGTATCATTCGATGCTATAATCCGTGTGCCGGTGAATACTACTTAGCCTGTGGGTCTGATAACCGCGTCAATGCCTTTTACCGCACCTATGTGCAGACGGCGCAGCAATGCGTAATGGGGTTCGGGCTTGAGAATTGTTCCGAACAGATTCAGACGCTCTGGGAGCAGAAGGGTGCGTCGCTCGAAACCGAAGTGATCGTCGCTCATTGCATCGAGCCTAATTTCTCGGTGCAGATGCCGGGGATGTCCGAGAACTTGGGAGTGATCCCGGGCGGCTTCACTTGGAAGGAATACCATTGGGAGTGGGGAAAGTATTCCGCGAAGCCACTCTCCCAAAGAGGCTTCAGGAATAAGCCCTTCATCGCGCCGCGATGGGCGGAGACCTCGAACGACGCTTACGGCCGTTGCCCCGGAATGGACGCGCTGCCGGATATCATGCAACTTCACGCGATGACCTTGGCGCAGGCTGAGGGCATCCAGAAGATGATCCGGCCACCGCTGCTCGCAAGCCTTGGGCTGAAGAATCAGCCGTCTTCCATTCTGCCCGGAAAGGTCACCTACGTTGAAGACGTGACCAAGGGCATGAAGTCGATCTATGACGTGCGCTTCGATATCGAGCACATGTCGGCCTTGATCGAGAAGATCGAAGCCCGCGTCCAGAAATGGTTCTTCAACGACGCCTTCCAGATGATGGAGAACATGGAAGGTGTCCAGCCTCGTAATGAGCTGGAGATCGCCGAGCGCCGCGGCGAAAAGCTTCAGCGGCTTGGGCCGGTGGTCGAGAACGTCGAGCAGGAGCTTGCCGACGATATCCGCCGCGTGATGTCGATCATGCAGCGGCGCAAGCTGTTGCGGCCGATGCCAGAAAGCCTTCGTGGCATCCCGCTGGAGATCGAATTCGATTCGATGATCCGCATTGCCCAGCGCGCAGCCCAGACAGCCGTCATGGAACGGGCGATGACCGTGATCGTCAATATCGACAAGCAATATCCCGACGAGCACGTTGGCGATGTCGTCAACAAGGACAAGTGGGCGAGAGAATATCTCGATCGGTCAGCGTTCCCGCAGGATTGCATGAACGACGAAGACGACGTGAAGAAGATTCGGGACGGGCGCGCGCAGGCCAATGCGCAGGCGGCCAAGCAAGCTCAGGCCATGCAGGCGATCACGCATGCGGCGCCAGCCGCGGCTGGTGCAGCAAAGACCGCAAGCGAGATCGATACAGGCGGTGCGCTCGCTGCCTTAAATGTGATGGGTGGTATAGGCGGAAACGCTGGACTTAGCCAATGAGGTGGCGGAGCTGCGCCGGGGGCGACGGGGTTGCAGCAGTGAAAAGCTTCCGAGCCTACGGCGGCAGCGTAATCATTCGACGTGATCTTCACGGCTGGACGTACGAAGTATACCGCAATCAAAAGTACCGTCCTCCAAGGCAGCTTTTCCTGGAACAGCGCCAAGGACGAGTTCCGGTCTACTGTTTCTTTTCTGGGGTTCACGGTTTCGGTAGACGCCAAACCTTGAAAGAAGCAAAGAGAGCGGCGATTGCGGGTCTAAGGCAGTGAAATGGGACAGATTTGAGAGGGCGGAATCAACGGGTTTCACCCCTCTAATAGAGCTTAAGCCCGGCGCACCGCTTTGGCTTCAATACGTATGCAGTAAGGAATTCCAGATGGCTTTGACTGGACCGGACGGCGAGACGCATAGCTACATTGCGCCGCAAGATCGCGAACGTCTAGCGAGGGCGCTTACCAAGGATGGGCAGCTTGTCGGCGAGCCGCTTCCTGATCGTGGACATTGGGTTGGACCACGATCATCGACTGGACGCGATGGACAGCCAGCGATGTCTGCCGCCGAGGATTGGGCGCATAGGAATGGCCTGCCGCTTGATCCGCCGGAGTCGACGCTTCCGTTGCGCGAGAAACCCACATTATCTGCCAATGTCGCTATCAGGCACATCAAGAATCTTCTGGAGGAGCAGCCAATGAACGGCTCTCAACGGCGCCATCTTTGCACGACTCTCCTCATGTTGGAAAAGTGGCTGTGACCGACCTCGCTCCCGACGACGACGACGCTCTTGCGGAAGACATGGAGCGGTTGCGTAACCTCGTAATGGCCAGGTTAGCGACCGGTGAGTTCGCCCCCCTGACGGAAGACGAAATCATGCTGTTCTGTTTGGGCGACCCATATGTCCGAACGTATCACTGACGACGACGACACCAAAGGCATCGAACTAGACGCCCACGGCGATCCGCTGCCGCAAGGCACGCGGATGATCGAATATGAGTCGTATGAGCGGGTGATCGAGGGCCTTAAGATCGCGTCCGATGCCTGCATGCACTTGTCAAAGCGTGAGATCACGCCCGAGGCCACCAACAGCCGCATACATCTCGCGCTGCTGCTCGATCAGTGCAGGCGTATATGCGTCCAGCATGCAGGGATCGATGACGTAATCCGCGTCCGCCCAACCGAAGAAGCTCGAGGTGAACCGCTGCGGTGGCGCGAGGCACGCGATCGGCTGCTGGAAGGACTAAGGCAAGCTTCCGGTGGAGCACGCCAGCTTGCGACATGCTTCCGTATCGATCTCATGTGGTCGAATACCGCGCGGCAGCTTGAATCTCTTGAAGAGAGCATCCGCAATCCCAAGCGCATGCGGCATTCCAACCCGATGCTGCTGCCGACCGGCTACGTGAGACATTAACGGCTCCATCGTCCCCGGTGAATCCGTGTGATTCCTCCGCTTAGCTACCACCGGAGCGTCGCTGGCCGGCGGGCGATGGAGGCTGAATGAAAGTTATCCAACAGGATGGCCTTACTTTTATCGATGCCGAGGCAGACGCGCGGTTCCGCAAGGCGCTGCTCGATGGCGTGCCGCCGTCCCTTCGATCCAAGATGCGAGAAGCCCTTGCGGTGACGCCCGATCCGCATAGGGACTTCGCCCATTCGCAACGCTATTTCGGTGACGAACTGATGACGATAGGCCGGCGCATTCGGCCGCTCTCCATAGCTCTCGATCAAAAGTTTCCCGGCTTTTCGGAATGGATGATCCTGACGGGATATACGAACAATTACAAAATGATCAAGGTTTTCGATGCATGGGCGCAGATGAAGGTGGCGAGTGACTGAAGAAAGATGCGATGGTTGCAGATATTTCAGGTTGTCATTCGATACTGCGACGAATGGGGAATGTCGACGGTACGCTCCGAAACCGCGTATCTATGCAGAACTACACCACAATTATCTTGATCGAGAGCATGAGGCGAAAGAAACATGGATATTATGGCCGCGTATCGACTTTGAGGAGTGGTGCGGGGAATGGGCGCCGAAATGACTGACGGTCTTTCCGAGCAATACGATGCCTCCGATCCGCGCGCCGAGAATAACGCGCATCGCGATCAGGTCCGCAAGCAGCGCGAGGATGCCGATACAGTCCGCCGCCTCTTGAACCATAAAAATGGCCGCGCTTGGTTTCATCGCCAGCTTACGAAGTGCCACATTTACGATACGCCGTTTGTGTCTGGCCAACCCGAGACCACATTTTTCCAGATGGGCCAGGAGAACATCGGCAAACAGATGATGATGGAGGCGATCTACGGTTGCCCCGAGCTTTACATGAAGATGCTTGCCGAAGCCCGCGAGGAAGAACAGCGCACTGCGAATGTGCGCGAAGAGGAAGAGAAAAAGCGGCAGGGCGAAGACGAGACGGCCGTCCGCACGCAAGGCTTCGATCTTCCGCCTCCGGTTGGCTGGCCTGGAGGGCCGGCTATGCCGCCCGGACCGATGAAACAGTAGGATGAAATATGACAGAGACAAACGCAGCCGCGTCTACCGATCCAGCCTCTTCCTCGACGGCTCCCGTATCTGGGTCAGGATCGACCGACGCTGGCGCGAATGCCGCCGCTGCTGCTACAGGCGCCGCCAATGGCGCCGCTGCCGCGGCAGGAGACTCGACAACCGCAGTTGATTCGACTATTGGTGAATCCGCGCCGAGCTTGTTAAGCTCAGCGCAGGGCAAGGCTCCGCCATCCAAGGAGGGTGAAGCTGCAAAGCCCGAAACGCCGGCCCCGGCCGCAGAACCTAAGCCAGACGCCAAAGCGGCCGATTCGGCCCCCAAGGCAGAACCCGCGAAGCCGGATGATCCCGGCAAGGCAGAGGCGAAGGCAGACGCGGCGACCGACCCGGCAAAGGACGCCACGGCCATTGCGCCCCCGGCTCCGGTGAGCCTCGAAGACTTCAAGCTACCCGAAGGCGTGAAACTCGCGGGTGAATCTGCGAAAACTTTCCTGGAGTTGCTCAATAAGAGCGATCTTTCCAAGAAAGACCTCGGCCAAGGAACGCTTGATCTCTATCTGTCAGAGATGACTCGTGCGGCTCAAGAACAGGACAAATATCAGCGAAAAGTATGGGATAACCTGATCACAGGTTGGAAATCAGACCTGCGTAAAGACCCTGAACTCGGCGGCAATCGCCTTGATACATCGCTTTCGATGGCTAAGGCTGTTGTTGAAGAATTTCTCGATCCGGAAGCGGCTGCGAGGCTTTTTCAACATACCGACGATAACGGTAATGGAATGGGGAATTTCCCTGATTTCATCAGGTTGCTCCATAATATCGGCAGGAAGATGAATGTTTTCGAAGATGGCATCATTCGGTCGAATCCAAGTGCGAAGCCCACGGGCAAGACCCCTGGCAATCGCGGCTGGTACGACAATAGCCTGAACGCCCGGACTTAAATCCCTGCGCAGCGACGCGGGCTTAGTGGTGGCTCCGATCGGAGTCACAGATGGCTTTTCTTACCCTCGCCGATATTGGGCGTCACTTCGACCCCAGCGGCAAGATCGCCGATATGGCAGAGCTACTGTCTCAATGCAACGAGATGGTGGACGACATGCCCATGGTGGAGGCGAATGGGCTCACCTCTCACGTTACGACGGTCCGGACATCGCTCCCCAAGGGCAGCTATATCCGTTACTACCAGGGAACGGCTTATTCCAAGTCGAACCGCGCGCAACTCGAATTCGGCATGTCGCTCTTGCGGGATTACTCGCAGATCGACAAAGAGATGTGCAAGCTCGGTGGCCAAGAGTCCGTCCTTCGCGAGAAGGAAGACGTGGCCCACATGGAGGGCCTGTCTCAGCAGCAGTCAACCACGCTGCCTTATGGCAATAGCTGGACATCGCCAGAGCAGTTCACGGGCTTCAGTCCTTATTTCAACACGGTATCTCTCGCCACTGCCCAGAACGCTGTCAACGTATTCGATTGCGGCGGCCTCGGTTCGTCCAATGCATCCATTTGGCTGATCGGCTGGGGCGAATCGACCGCCTACGGCATCTATCCGAAAGGATCGAAGGGGGGCCTCACTTTCGAGGACAAGGGCGATGTGGTGCCCGGTTTCGATGCGAACCAGCTTCGCTTCGAGGCTTACACGAGCATGTTCCAATGGCAATTGGGGCTCGTGGTCGAAGACTGGCGCTATATCGTGCGCCTCTGCAACATCGACACCACGACCGCGGGCCTGCTTGGTCCGACGCCGCCTGACCTCTTTGCGATCCTGGCACGCGCCATCGTTCGGCTGCCGACCGCCGGCCGCACCGTATCGGGCATCACCAAGACCGATGCACCGGACAAGATGTCTCCGGCCATTCGTCTCAAGCTCTACTGCGACCGCACCGTGCGGGCTGCCATGGACGTGCAGGCGATCCGCGACAAAAACGTGCTACTGAGCCCGACCGACTATGCCGGTCGTCCCATCGTCAACTGGCGCAACGTGCCGATCGGTGTGCAGGACTCGCTCCTGAATACCGAAGCCCGCGTCGTTTAAGGGAGGACGGCAACATGCCCCTTCAAGACCAGAACCTCGTACTGTCAAGCGCGCAGGCCGTTACCGTCACGACGCCGTCGACGAACACCTACGACATTCTCAACGGTGCCGCGCTGCTCACTGCCGGTGGCACTTATACGGTCCCGCCGAATTCGATCATCGGCGTCAATCAGACCTTTTTCGGCGAGGACTTGGGCCTCGGCCGTGGCATGGGAACTCCCCAGGTCGTCGGCTATACCGGATCAGGAACTCCCGGCACCGCAACTTCGCTGCAAGTGCAGCTTCAGGGCGCTCCGGACAATGGCGGCGGCACGATCGCGGGCCTCGCGTTCGTCGTCTATATCCAGACGCGGGCGATCCTGCTGGCTTCGATCATCGCATCGCGCCGGCTGTTTGCGTTCGACTTTCCGCGCCGTCAGGAAGGCGATGGCCTGCCGCGCTTCATCAACCTGAACTATGTCGTGGCCGGCGCCAACTTCACTGGCCTGACGATCACCTCCTACATCAACCTCGGCGAGACCTCGGCCCAAGCGACGCTTGGCCAGTACGCCGCGAACTATTGAGGAGGCAGCATGGACAAGCATCGCAGCAAGTTGCTGATCGAGGTCTCTAAAATCCTGCATCCGCTCCACCCGCATATTCACGAGCTACACGAGAAAGCTCGCGGCGAGCACGTCAAGGAGCATGGGGATGACGCCAAGATCGCTGCGGAAGCGGTCGTGGGCCTGAAGGGAGGCACCGGGCTATGAGCGAAACCGAAGGTCAGGCTCCCGAGCCGGAAGGCAATGGCCGGCGCCGCCGCAATACCGAGGCTGATATTCTCGTTGGCACCGAGTTCGAGCATCTGCCAGTCGTGTTTGCGATGCAGAACGATGACAGGTCGATCACCCAGGAACATGATCCCGCCTATCTCTGCCGAGCCGACTGCTTCCTTGGTTCGGGTCGTGAGGTGACGCTTTACGAGGAAAGCTCGATCGTTGTCACCCGCGCGAGTCCCAACATGCAAATGGAACCGCTCAACCGCGCCGCTGCGATCATCTATATCAAATGGTTGCAGCGTCTTCCGCAGCATCGCGCTCCGATCGATGTGGGCGATATGGCGGAAGCGGCTCAGATGCTCGCGGTCGATCCCGAAGTGCTCAAGCTCAACAAGGTTGAGTGGCAGCAGGCCGTTACCAAGCTTGCCGCCGAATTGAAGCTTCGGCGCGAGGGCTTGGACGCGAAGGAACTGCCACCGATCGGTCACAACTTCGCCCGCGGCACCCGCTCGGCAGCTCCGCCCATCCTTGGGGCGAAGATGGCCGACATGAGTCAGCGTTTCCCAGGCGAGACACGCTATGCAACCGCGGTTCCGCAGTTCTCTCCGGGGCCGGCGACAAGGCGCGCAACCGCCGCCCCCATGAACATGCCCGGTGGGCGATAGGAGTAAACCATGGTCGCTTTCAATCCTGCTGGCCCGACCGGCTTTGGCCCGACCGCTGGTCCGACGAATGCGGACGGCGTTGGTTTCGTAGATACCGTCGATGGCGTGCCGACCGCCGGGCCTCTGATCGTTCCGTCGGCTGCGATTCCGCCGCCGACCTTCGGGCAGTTTATCCAAACTCCGGCAACGATTTCAGATGTGTCCGGTGTTCCCTCGCAGAACGCGATTCTTTGCGAGCTGCGGGTGATCTCTACCCTTCTGCAAATGCAGATGGGAGCAAGTGCCCCCGATCTCACGCAGTTGCGTGCCGATGCGTTGTGGGAAACCACACTCGGAAGCTCGGCGGGCATCAACTAGCGTAACCCGAGTAAGCGTAACAGAGTTGTATCCGATTAACCCTGCGCAGCGACGCAGTCTTCGTGGTGGCCTTCTGAAAAGGAAAGTCCCATGCCTCTCTTGCAGGGCGTTGTAAGCGCACCGGCCAATACGTCGAACGCCGATACCTCGAATCCCGTCGCGCTGATGGGCAAGGCCGCCGAGCTTATGGTGGCCGAGCTTCACGGCAAGTATTACACCACGTCTTATCGTGGCACTGCCTTCATCGGAAGCACCGGTGGTGCTGGCGTGGTGCCTCCGATCTATACGACCACCGGCCAGACGTTCGGCGTTTGGAATCGTGCGGGTAACACGCGAAATTGCGTGCCACAGGTGCTCGATGTAGGCATTGTTACCGCTGGTACCGTCGTCGTGTCGAGCTTCTGCCTCAGTCAATCGGCCAGTGCCGGAGCTGCGCTTGCCACCGGCGGCATCTCAGCCTTCACCTCAGGTAATCCGTTCAGCGGCAATATTGGTATCACTGGCGGCAACACCGTGAGCTTCACGCCATCGGCCGCCACCACTCTTGCGGCGACGTTCCTGATGTCGCTAAATTACGGCTTCTTCACTACCGCCGTTACCGCCGCATCACCTGGACCTGGCCTGCACTATGATTTCGAAGGCGGCTTGATCATACCGCCGAACACTGCGGTCTGGGTTGCCAATAATGTTGCGTCGAGCTTCACCTTCGAAGAGACGCTGCGTTGGGAAGAGCCGCCGCTGTAAGCTGCGGTATTGACCTACATTCACGGGCGGTCCGCGCATCGCGGGCCGCTTCATAATTGAAGGAACGATCATGGCGCTAAGCGGAATCTCTCTTGATGCTGCGACATCGACCGGTGCGGGCACCGCGCTAATGTTTGACGAGCCGAAAGACTCGCATACCGTATTCATCATAACCACCGGCTCTCCAAGTAGCTTCACGGTCGTTCTTGAGGGCACGCCTGATGGCAGGAATTGGTTTACTATCGCTACAATAATAAATACTCTTGTGACTAACATAGGACCAAATTGGCCAATGTTAGGCGTCCGTGCAAACATGACGGACCTTTCAGGTGGAGCGTCCCCAACGATTTCCGCATGGATTTCTTCCGCGTGATATTAATGGAGCATTGATGTCTAAATGTATTGTCATGGCAAAGGTGACGACCGCAGATCACGCGGGGCTTCTCGTATGCCATGGCACGCGCCCGGGCGATATCATCGTGCAGGCGATGGCATGGTCCAACGGTGACGACGTTACGGGCGTATTCATGCCAGTGATTCCAGGCCCGGACGTGATCGCGCAAGCCCGACCTGCCCCTGGCATCGAATGCCTAATTGTATTGCAAAGGTTTGTTCCGGATGGAAACTGATATTCACGAAGTTCCGGCACGCCGTCCGCGCGTGGCAATATGCATTCCGTCCTATTCCGACTGGAAGGCGGAGACAGGCTTCGACGCCATTAAACTGGCGATCTATTCTGCTCCTTATGTGGACCTCGTTCCCGTCTTTATCCGCGGTCAGGACACTTCGGCAGCACGCAATCATATTGTCGGGCAACTCCGAGAATTTAAGGATGAACAGGCAATCGATGCGATTCTTTGGATCGATGCCGACATGTCCTTTCCGCCCGATGCGCTGATTCGCCTGTTACAGCATCGCGTTCCGATCGTCGGTGCGGATTATCGCTTGCGCATGCCGCCATTCCCGCGCATCGGCCATTGGATTGATCCGCAAAATCCGTTCGGCGCCTATCTGCCGGTCCCGGATGACGCTCCTTCTGCCGGTCTTGATGACAGATATGCTGTCCTGGGATTTGGCCTCATCCTTACCCGTATGCGCGTTTTCGATGCATGGCCGCGTCCATGGTTCATCCGGCTATGGAATCCCAATGCCACCCGTGTCGATAATCCAGATGGCTTCACCACCGAAGATTCGGTCTTCTGTACGATGGCGCGAGCCAATGGCTTCAAGATTCATTGCGACCTCGATTTGACCAAAGAAGTCTCGCATCTGGGACAAATGAGCATTCCGTGGAATCTTGGTCAATCCAAACCTCACGCCCAAACGAGCGCAGCATGAGCGAACAATACCATTCATCCTCGCAGGAACATGACGGTGCGATTTTACGGCCACTGTTCCATAAAGCCGATTACGCCGTCATCAGACTGCTCGAACAGGTCCTGGAAGATGCCCGCCGTGGCGGAACAACTTCCGTTGCGCTCATTACCGTCAACTGCAATGGCTTCATACAGACGCCATGCCAAGGCGGCCAAATTCGCGAAATAGCCAAAGGTATCGAGAAACTTCGCGGTGATATCGAGCATAGTTACGCCCAAGCCGTCCAAATGGTCGGGAAATATGCCTCCCAGCCAGGATGAGATAGCTGATAGCCTCGACCGCTTCTTCTTCTCCGGTTTTGGAGACAGCCGGCATCCGCAACGGCTCTATCTGATGACGAGCGAGCACCTATTGAAATGGCTCGATCGTGAGGGGCTGACAATCAAGCGCAAGGAATAGCCGATGCCTTGGACCGGAAAATCGTTCTCCAAGCATAACAAAGCGCTGTCGCCAGAGCAGTCCAAGAAGGCCGCTGCACAGGCGAATGCTGTTCTTAAATCATCCAGTGACGAGGGAATGGCGATTGCTGTTGCGAACAAGCAAGCCAAGAAGAAATCTCGCGGTTCCAAATGGTACGACGGGAAATAGCTCATGTGCTTCTCTCTCGTTTGGATCGAGCAAATCCTGATTTGGGCCGTGATCGTAATTGCGGTCGTTGCGATTCTTAAGCTGCTGATCCCCTTCATCCTAAGCCAGCTTGGCGCCAGCGGCAGCGTCATCATGGCGGCAATCAACATCGTCGTGTGGGCGTTCGTTGCGATCATCGTGATTTACATTTGCTTTGCGCTAATCGGATGCCTCCTATCGAGCGGCCACCTAGCCTTTCC